ATTGACACTGTTGCTGGATTGCTGTCAATTATGAACATTACGGATGGTCAGCTTTATAAGGACTGGAAGGCATCTGGTGCAGCGCAAAGTTTCTACATGGATATTAGCGATACAGGATTAGCTGATGCAGCTAAGGAAATGTATAACCCAGACAGTGCTTACCTCAAGATTCTTAAAAGCCCAATTAAAAGCTATCTTAATGCTGTGTCTGTTGCAGAAAATGCCACAAGAGTTGGAGCGTACAGAGCCGCTAAACGACAGGGTATGTCAGACCTTGCAGCAGGTAATGCTGCTAGAGAGGCTAGTGTTGATTTTGCTACTGGAGGTAAGTGGTCTAAGAATCTTAATCGGCACTTAATGTTTTTGAATGTTGGTATTCAGGGCGCGGCTAGGTTTGCTCAGACATTTAAACGAAACCCTAAAATGGCAACCTTAATTGCTACAACTACTATTACAGTTCCAAGTGTTATGCTGGCTCTGTATTACTTGTATGAAGCACCTGAAGATGAAAGGCAAGAATACCTAGAAATACCTGAAATACAAAGAGCTAACAACTGGGCTTACAAGTCCGATGGGCAGTGGCATTTAATTCCAAAGCCTTTTACTTATGGTTACATTTTTGGCACTATGCCAGAGTTGTTTTTACTTGATATGTATGACGGCAAAAAGCCTGAAGGAAGAGAATTGTGGAAAGAGCTATCATCAGGACTGCCTAAATCTGTTAGCCCTATACAGGATTACTCTGGACTATTTCCGTCTTATCTTAAAGCAATTGTTGAGCCTTTAACTGGGTTTGATTTTTGGCAGGACAGAAGAGTTAGCACTGATTGGATGGAAAAACTTGACCCAGAGTTTAGAGCCACTAGAGGAACAAGTGAAACAGCTAAATTTCTTGGAGAAGAGCTTGGGCTATCTCCTATTGGTATAGAGCAATTTACTAAAAATGTTCTTGGAACTACTAGCCAATATCTTACTGGTGCTGGAGATAAAATACTTAGTCAAGTTAGAGAAATGAATGGAGAGCTACAAAACGCTAAACCAGAATCAAATCGAAGAAATCTTATTACTAAGGGTTTCTTGCTTGACGACCCTATTAGCTTAAACTCTATAACTGTTAGCACATTTTTTGATCTGTCATTAGAAGTAGAAAGAAAGTTAAACTCTTACAACAAGTTGCCAGAGCATAAGCAAGATGAGTATGAGAAAAATAATGAATTTATATTTAACAATGAATACATTATTACTGATGCAATGAAAGATGTTAGAGACTTGCTGTCAGATAGAAACGAAATACTTGACGATTATAGTTTAAGTGCTGAAAGCAAAAGAAGACAAATAGAGCCAATAGAGCGAGACATTCATAACATTGCTTTTGGAGCTAACAAGCAGTGGACTAAGAGCCTTAACAGGTATCTTGATAAACAATAGTTGTATATTTTTTAACCAATTTTTAGTATAATCAACCCAATTCAAACAGGAAATTATTATGTCAAACGATCCATTTAAAGGTATAGGTAACAACCTTACAGGCGCAGTAAAAGATATGCTGTCTATTACTCCACACGATACGAATCTGTTCGACGATGGAGTTGTAGCTATTGGCTTGTACATCACTGTTGGTGGTACTGTTAAGTTTACCACCTCTCAGGGTAATGCTCGTACCGTTACTGTTCCAGACAACTTTTATTTGATTTGCTCTGCAAAACGAGTGTTTGCTACTGGTACTTCTGCAACAGGCATACACGCACTGGTGTCTTAAATGATTGGCATTGGCGCTACATTATTTAAAAGAGCAGTCATGGGGAGTCGGGGATTTAGTCCTTCGGCTCTGTTTGCTAATGGGGAAGAGGGTGGTTGGTATGATCCCTCAAAGCTATCCTCTATGAAACAGAACTCTGATGGAACTGTTGATGCAGCTGTAGACTCACCTGTGGGATACATTGAAGACCAGTCCGGTAATGGCAACACTGCTATACAGGCTACCTCAGATAAACGACCTACCTTACGTCAAGCTGGAAGTCTGTACTATCTTGAGTTTGATGGCGCAAATGATTGTCTAGCTACTAGTGCTATTGATTTTACTGGTGGCGACCAGATGAGTGTATTCTCAGGCGCAAGAAAAACCACAACAGCAAACCAAGTTGTTGCTGAATTGTCTGCATCTATTAGCTCTAACACTGGCGCATTTCGTCTATTTGGTTCTGGCAGTCTTTGGCGTTACAGCTCTAAGGGAAGCAACATTGTAAATGGTTCTGCTTCTGGCTACACCTCTCCAAACACTAGCGTCCTGTCTGGCACAAGTGACATCAGTGAAGATCAGCTAACTTTTCGAGTTGACGGAGTTGTAGAAGCAACACCAACAGGGGATCAGGGGTCAGGAAACTATGGCAACCATTCTATTAACATAGGCTCCAGAAATAACGGTGCAAGTCTTCCATTGAACGGTCACATATATGGGCTGGTTGTTCGCAACACCGTATCAACTGCTGATGAAATTGCCTCTATGGAATCTTATATGGCTACAAAATCTGGGGTAACTTTATGAATACTTTTGCTACTATTATTGTTGCCAATAAGAATAGAAGTGCAGCCAAGGCTTTAATTGGTGATGGCTTTTTTGACATTGAAGCAAAGAAGGGACTCCGTAAGTATTGGGTAAGCTCTGGGCATTTTAAGACAGAAGAGTATGAGGCAATGGTCGCAAGCGATCTTGTGTTTTATGTGGATACGGAGAATAAGTTTGTTGATGTATTGGCAGATAAGTCTTTAACTCGCGTTATAATTGAGGAATAAAAATGCCTGTCACTGGAGCCACCACTAGAAACGATTATTCTTCTGGCAATAATCAAACAGTTTTTGCTTACACTTTTCAAATCCTTCTTGCTACCGACATAAAGGTATTGAAGAACGGATCAGTGCTGACATTCAACAACGACTACGCGGTGTCTAATGTAGGTGTGGCTGGTGGTGGCAATGTTACACTTACTTCAGGCGCTTCTGCTGGCGATGAGATTAGCATCTTTCTTGCTATGCCTATTGACCGTACTACCCAGTACCAGAATGCTGGGGACTTCCTAGCATCTGATGTAAATGGCGATATGGACAAAGGCTATGTTGCGATGAATCAGTTACAGACTGACATCCGCAGGGTTATGGGCTTACAAGATCGCGACCCATCTTCCAACATGGAACTTCCGTTAAGCACTCAGAGAGCAGGCAAGTATTTAAAGTTTAACTCTAGCGGTGAACCTACTGCTGTTACTGGTGAGTTATATTCATCTGCTGATTTAGTTAGCATTAAATCTTTTGGCGCTGTTGGCGATGGATCAACTGATGACAGTGTTGCTGTCACGGCTGCACTTAACTCTGGTGACAACCTCTTTGTCCCAGAAGGCACATACTACATCCCTAACTGGACTACCGTTACTCGCTCCACTCCACTAAAGATGTGGGGTACTGGAACATTCAAGGGACTCAACAAGGTCGATACTTTTGTTAAATGCCTGAATGATGTGAGCGTTACAGGTGTTGGCTTTGAGCAGTTTGCTTTTATATTTAAGAATGAAAGAACCGACCCAGTTACTGTTGATAAGTTTCATTTAAACAACGTAACTATAAAGAACTGTGGGGGTGGTATTACCCTTGAGACCGCAGTTAATACATTTACTGTAACTGACTGCTACTTTGATTCTACAGTGGCAGACAAGCCAATTAGGGTTGGCTACAACACTTATGCTTTCCAGGATATATGGAAAAACTTCAGCATAACAGGTAACACATTTAGAAATATTAGCACTGTGTCAGGCACTGACTGCAACGCAATGCTGATCTATGGCAAGCAAGTAACTATTACAGGCAACACATTTGAGACTATAGGTGCGGCAGGTACTTTTGAGACTTTCAGCGGTGACGGTAGTGACAAGACGTTTACTGTAACAGAGAGCGGACTTAATGAAGGCCAGTGTACCTTGTACCTTGTAATCGGCGGCAAAGATGTTGAGCAAGTAAACACCGACGACACTACGCTTTGGACTCTTGACGGAACTACACTGACGTTCACTACTGCTCCTGCTGTAGGAACTAACAACATTAAGTTTTATTACGCTGGAGAATCAGCGGCTGTTTATACTAAAGCTCGTTTTTCTACAATTACTGGCAACAGTATCTCAGGTATGGGTAGGCTACCTAACGGAACCACTACGCTAAATGTAAATCAAATCTATGGTATTAATGTTAAGGGTAGAGGCCGTGGAGATACAGAAAGAAATAACGGATATAACGTATCGGTTACTGGCAATACATTAGAAGGTGTAAATGGTTTTGGCTCTGGTATTAGAATCCAGAATGATTGCGTTAATGTGACTGGCAACAACATTGAAAGATTCCGATGGGGCATTAATGGTAATACTGCTATACATGATGATAGCAATATTAGTAACAACAACATATATCACTGCTCCCAGTATGGTATTAACTTTATACAGAGTGGTACAAATGCCACTATCCAAGGCAACAATATCACAGGTTTAGAGTCTCCTACTCCTTGGCTTGCAGGAGAACTTGTTAGCTTAGGGAATAAAAGGTCAAACGGTGGAAATGTTTATGAATGCTCTCAGGCAGGAAGAGCAGATACAACTGGCACCGGCCCCTCTGGAACTGGTACTGACATTGTGGACGGAAGTGCTAAGTGGGACTACGTTAGCGCCTTCACTGCTGGAGTATATGAACCCCTCATTGCTATTCACGTTAGAGCGCATTCTGATACCGAGAACTACAACATCTCCAACAATTCTATATCTGGTTGTAAGAAAGGTATTAAGATAAGCAGTAGCTCAACCGCAGGCGCTGAGATAAGTAATGTATTAATTGCCAACAATATTCTAGGTAATGTTACTGGAAACGGTGTTGAGTTTGCAGATTGCAATACTATTACGGTAGAGAATAACCAGTATAAAGGCACGGTTACAAACCAGTTTATTCGCCCTGTAAGCCCCAATCAGAATGTTACAATAAGAGACAGTCGAACCAAGTCTTACAACACCAGTGCCGCAGTTACACTTCAAACTTTTAATACAAGTATTGTTGACCAGGCTGTTAGAGTTACAGCTTCTGTCACAGCTAAACAAGGTGATGCTGAGTTTGCGGCTTATAAGATTACAGGGTTGTTTAAGGTATCGAGAGCAACAGTGGATGGTGTTGTAGTCATTACCTTAGCACAAGTAGGTAGTACAGTAAGCGAGTACGCCATTACAAGTAGTGGAGCCTCCTCTTGGGGTGGTGCAAGTTTCCTAGCATTTGAGGGCGATTTGCTTCTAAGGGTTCAGGGGACTTCAGCTACTCCAGATACACAATGGTCAGCTAAAACAGAATACGTGTCTACTACAGACGCTTCATTTTAATTAACGAGAACTATCATGGTCGAAGAGACAAAGGAAGTAATGGATATAGCAGCGGCATCTACTGGGGTACTAGCACTCGCGGCATGGTTGCCCCCTGTAGCATCACTGTTTACAATAGTCTGGTTAGGTTTAAGAATCTATGAGTCAGATACAGTTCAAGGACTGTTAGGTAGGAAGTAATGATCGAGAAGTTTATAGCACCTGTCACTAACTTACTGGACAAGTTCATACCCGATGCGGATACCAAGCAGAAGATCGCCCATGAGATTGCAACAATGTCTGAACGCCACGCGCAGGAAATCGCACTGGCTCAGATCGAAGTCAACAAAGCAGAAGCAAAAGGAAACTGGTTCCAAGCAGGATGGCGACCAGCAACCGGATGGGTTTGCGTACTGGGTTTCGCAGTGAATTTCCTTATATCTCCACTAGCCGCAGGGTTTGGTGTAGATATTCCACAAGCCGATACCGCTACCATGCTCCCTGTACTGATGGGTATGCTAGGTCTAGGTGGTATGAGAACTTACGAGAGAATGAAGAATGGGTAAAGTAACCAACCTACGTCCAGACCTGTCACAGCTGTGTGAAGAGTACGATACTATTATTGTGATAGGCGTGAACGATGACCAGATACAGATCGTGTCTAACATGGAAGACCCAGACATCCTATACAGCATGGAAGTTGCTAAGTCAGAACTAATCAATGCTTACTTCACCACAGAGATACACTGATGCAGATGCAATACTTCGACCTCAAGGAGTTTGATTGCCAAGAGACTGGCACCAACGAGATGAACCCCTTCTTCTTGGAGAAGCTAGACTACCTGCGTCACAAGTGTGGCTTTCCCTTCAAGATTACCAGTGGATACCGAGACCCCTCTCACTCCATTGAGGCTCGTAAGACCAGACCTGGAACCCATGCCAGAGGTATTGCTGCTGACATTCAGATCAACAGCGGCTCAGAAGGTTATGTGATTGTGCGTGAGGCTATGAAGATGGGGCTAGGCGGGATAGGTATTGCCAAGAACTTCATCCATGTAGATATGCGTGACACTGTACAGGTTATCTGGACTTACTAGCCATATACTTGGATTTCAAAAACAAGTATTAACTTAATAAACTCTTGCTAGTCTTCTTAGAATCTGTGAATGCCTTAGCTGTAGGTGCGCCTTTAGCTCCAGGTTTTCTCATCTTCTCAGAGCTACCTGCTTTGATGCGCTTACGTTTGGCATGGATGTTTGCGTATAGACCTTTCATTGTATTACCCTAGAGTTTTGTTATAGCCATTGCTTGCTGGAGCAGGACTTTCAGCTAATCTTTTCTTTTTCTTCTTTAACCTTGGCATACCAACAGAGCCAGAGCCATCAAAGGGTGACAGCAAACTTCTACCTTGAGCAGTAGCCTTGCCAGATTTGCTTTTGAACATTCCTTTATTAGCCGCCATTACAGCCATCATCATGCCATTCATATTATTACCACTTACATTAACTGATTAGACTTTTGGGTTTCTTTTTGTTGCGAGCTGCAAACTTCTTAGCAGACTCCTTGTTACTGAACCCCCATGCTCTGAGGGCCAATTGGAGACGAGTAGGCTCACCCTTCGCATCCTTGAGAGGGCCAGCCATTCCACCAAACCTAGCTGCAAAACTAACGCGCCTAGGATTGGTGCCTTTCTTTACAGGGGCTTTCAGGTTAGACCCTTCAGTTCTCTTGAAGTGATCGCGACCTGCTTGTGTCAATCCCCCTTTGGGGTTTTTATGTTTCTTTTTCATGCCCCGATTATAACATTTTTAGGACTCTAATTCACGCTCTATTAGAAAGTCACAGTAGTGCTTGATCTTGCGTAGGTCTTCAACACCACCCTTGTTCTTCCAGCGAGTTGCGTACTTAACAATGTTTCCCTCGCAAAAGTCTAACTGGTTTGCCAAGATGTATTCGATAGGTTGGATGGCTGTCATGTAATGGCTACC